GTAAAGCCATGATGTGTAATGTATCCTAAAGTGTGTTGTGCTAATTGTTAAGGTCAACTAAACCTTGTGCATAAGCAGACTGGATATTAGCGATGTCAGCTTTGTAAGCCACCTTACCAAGCGCAGTAATACCAGACTGTGTATACTTGAATCGTCCACTGGGAGAAGCTCCACCAGCCGCTTTACCACGGTCGAACGTTGGTACGGTTTGTGCAGTTGCTTGCTGTTGGGCTTCTTGCTGAATCTGTTGCCAGATAAATCTAGCGCCATCCACGTTATCGTAGATAGCCTGTTGGTTTGGAGGAAGTTGCTTGAACCGCTCTTTAACAGCGGCGAAGTTATCCGTAAACCCTTCTCCCCATTCGCTGCGTAGCGGTTGGAGTTGTGACTCTTGCACCTGAGACTCTACGTGCTTAACGTAGTTCTTGAGAGCGTATGCATCCACACCTATATATTGTGTTAGTTGTTGATTGAATGCTTGAAACGTCTCGTCGTTAGGGTCGAAACCCAAGTCTGGTGCTGTGGTCTGTTGTGGTGTTTCTAGAACCTGCTGTTCTACAGGCGCTAATTCTGTTGGTTCCATCACTGTGATTCCTAGCTAAGGGGTTGTGGTTATTAATAGACTATGCTTTGAACTAGACGTAACTGACCGGATGCAATATCTGCGGATGTACCGCAGGTTGCAAGGAATGAGTAGGTAACATTATCATCTAGTTCGAGTAATGCGTTGTATTGGAGTGAGAACTCCACAGAGGCAGTCTTCAAACCACCCGCGTAGCTGATGAATGTAGTTCCAGCACCAAACCCTAGCGTCCATTGAAACGCACCACTACCCGCTGCGATTACGATAGTTGCATCAATTTGGTACAGACCTGACACTGGTACAGTAATGTCGATGTTGCCCACACCCGTATGCGTACAGCCGCGCAGTTTACGCCCCGCAGTTGTACCTGTTAGTTTAGCCGCTGTGGTGATAGCAGCCTGAGCGGTCTTGTCACAGATGAGAATACCGGAGTTACCCGCGCTTGCGCTTAGTCCTGCTTCTGAATATAGAATTGTCATGGTGTTGTTATTGGATACCTAAAGTTTCTAGTTTGTCTGCAATCGCAGCTTCACCACCATCGGTAGCTAGTTGCGCCTGTGCCATGTCTTGAGCGGGTTTACCGCCTGACTCTCCCATAGCTTGCATAAGCTGCTGTATGTCGTCTGGTGATGGCTCACCTCCCATAGGTGGGGCAGAACCCATCGTAGGTGGGGCACCTCCCATCATGGGGTCGTTCTGTTTAGGCTCAGCAGGTGGCTTGATGAATCGCTCGATGTCGTCGAAACCAAATCTCTTAGCAAGGTCTTTCATAATTTCAGACCACTGCATCATCTGTGCCATCTCTGGGTTCTGCGATACCAGACCCACAAAGTCAAGACGCTTCTGTAACTCGTATTCTTTATCGGCAATATGACCCGCCCCTACTGGTTCAATGTCGAAGTCGTGATGCAGTTCCTCAACACCAACCTCCACGTACAGGTACTCACCCGGTTCAAAACCTGGAATACGAATAACCTCGTCTTCTGTGACAAACTGCTGACACATTCGGTACACCTTTTTAAGTGTTAGGTGCAGCGCTGTACCCTCAATGTGAGTGTGAACACCCCCTAGTCTGTTGCCCCCCGCGTCTCGCGTAGCTTGAACCTCTTGAGCCGTTACCCGCTCACCCCCGCGCCCCTGTCCAACACCTATAAAGGCACCAGTACCAGTTACTTTGTCGATGGTCTGTTCTAGCAAACCGCTTTCTTGGTACGTCACAGTAAACTGTTGGTTGTGTACAACAGGACGTAGGCTGGAATGGTCTGCTACTTCAATCAGCTTACCGGGTGCTGTGTATAGGTCTTCGGGGTTCAGCACACCGTCGTCTACAAATGTCCACATAGAATCGATTGACAACTCTAGATTATCTAGACGTTGGTTTGTGACAATTGAAAGCTCATGCAGCATACCCAACACTGGTTCGATAGCCCCTACACCGTATGTCTGGTGTGGCACAGCGATGTATGTGCCGACTACGAAGGGCTTGCCACCCCAGTATGGGTTATTCTCAAACTTGCCTACCTTGTTCCCCATGCACGTAATCACAACATCCTCGTAATAACCGCATGAAGTTGTAGCGTTACCCCAGAATTCAACAATCTCCACAAGGTCGCTAGGTTGCCACTGCATACCGTTGAAGTTTGCCAGTGTATTTTTGCGGTTATCTGACTCACCAGACGTACCAGTGTTCTTCGCTCTGACTACATCCTCAACTGTAAGGTGCGGGTAGAACCCAGTGTTGATAAGCCGGACAACTTCACCCTTAGTCTTGACCATGCGGCGTATAAAGTTAGCGCGGTTAACGTCGCACACCTCGTCCGGGTCAAAGAAGCAGTCGAACATAGATAGTGTTTCAAACTCAGTACCACTGTATATTTGCTTCTGAACTGTCTTAACCTGGAACTTGGGGCGCGTTGGCTTCTGTTTGTATGAGGATGTGCCACCTTCATCTGTCAGCGGGTACTCTACCTTTACGCGGCACTTGTGGGGTACAACTTCCTTGCGCCACGGTAGCGCTAGAACAGATGTGCCAGTGATGAGCAGTTGACGGGTGAACATATCCCAGTGGCTACGGAAGTTTGACTGCTTCAGCTTTGTTTTGAGAAACTTCTTGATTACATCTGTAACTTCAGATGAGCCGCTGTACAATGGGGTGATGTCGAACCAGTCACGGTTAGGGAAGAATGCAGACTGTAGGTAACTGTTAATGGTTTCGATGTTCTCAAACGCCTTACCAGTAGAAACCTTGTGTCGCCATGATGTGTTAGCATCCCCAACTGTGCGAGTAGCCAACCTACGGGCGTAATCTAACGCTTGGGGTGAGCCGTTATACACTGCCCAACACTCCATCCACACGTCCTCTTTCTCGCGTCTAGCATGACGGTATCGTGCGTACTCAGAATGCACGAACGCACCAATTGCAGCCATGTCAATAGGCTCAGATTCGTCTCCCTCTTTGCCGAACCCAACGAAAGAGAAGTCTTTGTTTAGTTGCTCATCCACTAGCGTGTTCCCCCGTACTTCCTATTAATGGTGTATGTCTGGTTACGTCTACGTTTACCAGCTTCAAGCCTTGATTTTGTCGGTACACATATATGTACTAGCATTGCTATCGCGTCTATGATGTCATCCTTAGCTCCCTGTCTGGGGAAGAAGGCAATCTCCTCTTGCATCTGGCTACAGCTTGCCATCCATTGGATTAGGAACAGTTTGCGGTTAGTGAACAGTGGTTCTAGGAAGGTGTTAATACGCGCCTTCTTGTCACCCTCAGCTTTGTATTCCCGCAACGATAGCACACGCCGGGTAGAGAACTGTTGCTTGAACGCATACACTAGAGCCTTCCCTAGCTTCTCGCTGTCTATGTGGACTGTGTTCATATGCCACTTGTCCACAAGCTCATACGTGTTGTTGATGACCTCGTTAGGGCTGAACTTGCCGAACTTCAAATCAACTAGATACATATTCTTGTTTTCGTCAGCGCCACCAATCACTATTGCTGTGTTATCTGCTGTTTTCCGCTGTGAGATAGCAGGGTCAATGATGCAGAACAGCTTAACCCGTATGGGCTTGTTGTCTACAGTGATGTCCACAGTGCCATCCTCTTTTGAAATAATGCCAACACTATGTATGTATGACAGGTAGGTAGGGTCTAACACCACTTCATCATCTGTCATGATGCTGTTGAGGTACTGACTCGCGAAGCGCCTCAAACCGTTGGGGAGCTTGAGCATACGCTTCTTAATGCGTTCAATTACAGGTTCGCTGAACCGCTCATCCCACAGCATACCGTCGCTTGAATCAACACCATTCTTATAGATGTTCTTCTTGTAGACAGCGTACTCGTCTAGGTCATGCTTCCCAGTGAATAAGTCTTTCCGCTCTTCCTTCTCATCCTCGGATAAGTCTTCACCCGTGTAGATACCGTAGATGTCTTTGTAGAAATACCGCGTACCTAGCATGATGAACTCACCACCTAGCGACGTAGCTTCATTGAACGGGTCAACTACTGATTCAACGTCCCCTACCCAGTTGATAATCTTAAGGAGCTTCTCTTCTGTGTCTGAGTTGTCGAATGAAACCAAGTCGTCAAATATGGCTAGGTCATAGTGGAACCCTGTAGCAGGAGAGCCTACCGAACTAGCAACCAGTGTCGGTTCCTTCATAATCTTTGTGCGAACGACTTGCAGAGCGTCTGCTTTCCAGACTACTTTCTTGTCCTCAGCCTCAGTGAACTCCTCTTCAAAGTTGTCGTCATCCCCTATGTTGCGCTTAGACTTTGCCTTACGCGCCTGCCCATCTAGTTTTGGGATAAGGTTACCGCTCATGTGGGGTCTTGCATTCCACACCGTCGTCTGTAGTTCGTCGTCTTCAAAGTACTGTTTGACTTCGCGGACGAACGATGTAGCCAACGGTTTGGTTGCAGTGCCTACTAGGATACGGATGTCGGGGTTCTGGTAGATACGCCATAACACCAGTGCTACAGAACATAGTGTAGACTTAAGGTGCCCCCGTGGCATGAGAATCAACCGACGAGGGGTTATTGTGTTCTCTGCTACAAAAGCGGCTAGCTCTTTGTGGCAATCGCCGAACTGACTGGTGCCACCCTTGAAGTTAATCAAGTCCAAGAACGCCCAAAAGTCGGTAACAGCCGCAACTTTTAGGCGATGATGTAGTGCGCGGTCTTTACTTGATAGTGTTACCATTGTGTTCTTTGAGTTCTTTTAGTTCGTCTTCATCTTTCTTGATACGTGCGCGCGTACCTGATGGAACTTCCGCGCCAAAGAAGCCACCAGTGGCTGTTATTGCCATGGTCATAAATGCGCCGCGATGTTCTTTATCAATGACCGCTACGCTTAACGCGCCGCCGATACAAAGCAACACAACGAATGACTTAAGCTCCAACTTGGTAACAAAGAATTTGAGGAATTGGTTCACGGGGGCATCTCCTGTTTAAGAAAGTAGACATATAGGAAGGTTGAACACCCTATACGTCTACAACTTAGCTAGTCATCGTCATCAGTTTCTCGCACACTCTGTAGCGCCCAATACGCGCCTAGAGAGGTAGTAGCGATAGACATGAATTGCCGTCTTTGAAGCGGGTCTACGACTGCTAAACCGAGACTACCCACAAGTGTAACCAACACTATAATACTGAGCAACCTATGTCTAGAGGGATAGAACACTTATGCCCCCTGTGTAAGTGGACACAACGACCATTAGCTACATGATACCCTTGTTGACGTTGTAACCAGTCGGTAGCGCGTTAGTACCGAACACAGATGCCCTACCCGCTGTGTTCTTAGCGCGTCGCTCTGACAACACCCCATATGACCTACTGGCATTCTTGACGTTACGGGACTGTGCCTGTTGCGCGATGGCATCCTCACGGTTAGCCGCGTCTTGAACACCCTTAAGTTGTAGAGCCTGTTGCGCCTCAAGCTCTTTCAGGTATGCTTCTTGTTGCGCTTTGGACTCTTGAAGGGCTTGCTGTTGAGCTTGGTACACCCCTAACATAGAGTTGAACTGCTCCGATTGCTGCGCCGTCTGCTGTTGAATCATCTCCTGCTCACGTAGCCGCGCCTCGTCCGCTAGCCGCTGTTGATTAGCCATCGCCGCTAACTGCGCTTGGTCAATGTTAGACGATGAACTACTTTTCTTTTTCTTACTTCCCACCAGTCAGTCCCCCATGCTTCTTTTTGTTGATGCCCACTAGCTTAGTCGTCCTGGAATCAGTGTTACGAGACGCTGATACACCACTTTTCTTATGTGTAACTTTAGGGTTAGGTGTTGGTTCAATCAAGGTCTACCTCCTCCACTACTGACTTAGCTTTAGACACTAGCCTAGATGCGGGTTTAGTCGTGACTTCGCTGTTCTTCTTCTTCGCTGCTCGTGCAGTTTTGATTGCCGCTTGGTTTACTCGCTTGTCCTCAATCACCTGTTGCGCAGCGAGTGTTTCTTTACCCGCCTGTACCTGAGCGTTCTGGTTCTCCACGAACTTAGAGGGGAACACAATACCAATCTCCTCTCCTACACCACTCATGTGTTTGTTCATCACAGCGATACGCTCACGCCGCTCTCGAATCTCTTCTTCTTCACCAGTGATTACAACAGTGGCTTCTTTGAACTGCTTCTCGATTGCCGCTTTAACTTTATCGGCTTCACCCTGAACAGAGATGTTGCGCTCAAGCGTGTCCTTCCGCTCAGCCATGATTTTGTTCAGTGCAGATACATCCTCTTCGTTCTTCTCAAACTGTGTCGTCATAGTACCCTCTAGTTTTGTGTAAAGAAATGTGCCCAGACACCGTTCTCATCGCATAGTCGGTTGAACGTAGCGATGGTTAAATCGTAGCCACTGCCCGTGTTGTTAGTCTTGTAGCCAGTGCTGAACCATTCCCCATAGGGGTCATGCAAGTGTACGTGTGTAGCGGAGTACCCAACTAACACCACAATATGCCCAACGCGGGTAAAGTAACCGTGAACAATAACAGGGTTTCCATTGTCTATAGAATCTCGAATATCTTGGAGTGTGGCGTGTGGGTTGAACACACCCACAACCGAAGGGGATAGCTTAGCGCCGTAGACGTTAGCAATCAGTTCAATGTCGGAAGGGCTACCACGGTTCAATCGCTTTGCTTTCTGGTAGGTCGATAGTTGGTCTTCAAGCTGACCCCGACCATTCCCTTTAAGACCGTAGAACGACAACACCATAGCAAGAGATGTCATGTTACAGGTGTCATACGGGTCGGTAAGGTTATCAAGCTGACCAAACAGCGGTACGTTTTTGACAAGTTTCATAGGTGGTGTGGTGTAGTGGGTACACAACTTACTAGCTGTGAGTAGTGTGTTTTGAAAGGTGAGCTATAAGAAATTATGAGGATTACTAATCAAGCCGAAGGCGCGTGAGCGAAGCTCACTCGTCGAAACGAAGCGTACTCGCGAGATTGAGACAGTAGGCAGGGCGGCGAACCTAAACCGCAGTCACGGGGGTTATATGATAGTTGGATTGCGCGTCGGCTTCATTCTGCTCCAGTTATGGTTGTGTTGGGTAGCCCTAGGTTTTTAGGGTTATTTTTTTTTTGGGTTACAGTTTTTGAGTGTGTCATATATACACTCACGCACGGAAGTCCCCCTATCTTCTTTTCCGAATCACCTGTACTATAGTTCATTGGTACTATAGTTCGTTTGTTCTAACCACTAATCCATCGCTCGATGGTTATATAACTATGGAGTGATGGATGAAAAGCTGGGGGTAGGTAGACTTATGGCTAATGGTCTTATCAGAAGTAAACAACCATACCAATCCATCACGGTCAGCATCAGCCAGCACGGTCAGCATCCAGCATCAACGGTAAGGGAGAAGCCGAACACAATCCTTATATACATAGAGCGATTCCCTTCTCTCTCAGCTAATTGGCGAATATGTTGACAAACTCAAAAGGACTGTGTTAGTCTTTAAGGGTGAAAGAAAATAGGTTACCCACTTCACCGACCTCGAAAACTATTTCCTTGACATCCAGAACAGAATCGAATAGACTGATTACATCGACCAAATCACAACACTACTAAGGAACCCATCAAATGAACTACTCCATCGTTTCAGCTTCCCACCGAATCAACTCCTACTTAAGAAGTGGAGAACTCCAAGACATCTCCTCTACTCTCTACTCCGTTGCTTGTGTCTCTATCGGCTACACCATCGCAATCTGCTACGTCCTCACCATGTGGGCAATCGATACACTCCTAACCCCACACTTCGATAACTCATGGAGTCCCGAAGAATGGGAGCTAAGCCCAACCCACACCGCCGCTGAACCAATCAAAGTCACTCCTGAACCAATCGTCGCTAAGCGCTTGACTGAATGCCTCGAATCCACGATTGAGACCGCAAAGAAGGTACGTAAACCTGAGTCCTTCAAACTAGCCACTACTCCACGCAATCAACGATTTACGCACGACCAAATCGTAGCGGTAGGACTGGAACTCTGCGACCTGCCCGACAAACGCACCTACTAACCAAAGAACGACTAGCGGGGGGACTAAGCTAGGTCGGTACTCCGACTGCTCGTCTGTACTCAGACTGCTCCACACTGCCCACACTGCCCAATCACAACACCTATACTAGGACTCACACCATGACCGCACCTAACGACAAGTACAATCAGCCAATCATCATCTATGAGGCATACCACGACCTAGCTTTCTCCACAGTTGGGGAAGAAGGAGAAAAAACCTACAGTATGTACAGCACTAGAACAGGGGCATACTTAGGCTTTATCGCGCAATGGAAGAACGATACCTATATGGCATGGGGAACCCCACACCAATCATATTGTGACAAGCTAAAGCGTCCAGTTTCCACGCTACATTCTGCGGTTATGGCATTCAAAAACCTATAAGGACTCACGAACATGAACGGATACACCGACGAAACTTTCGATGCTTGGTACGAAAGGCTGACCGACCTTGAACGCTACGACTATGACACTGCTGACTACGCTGACACTGCAACACCATACAAGGAACCCCACACCATGCTAACCATACACGAACAACTGCCACACCTAAGCACAGTTACATCCGGGCTAGGCGACGAGCAAATCATCACGGTCTATTCAACCGAAAGCGGTGAATCATTAGGGTACATCGTCGTTTATAAGCACGTTTTTAAGAGTGAGAAGGGAGCTTATCACTGCTACGATAGGGCACATAGCAGGTTAGGGAAGAACGCAGTCAAGACTCTGCTGTCTGCACTAAAACGATTCAACTAAGGCAATAGCGGGGTCACTAAGCTATTGCTTGACATCCCATCAAAGAACGATTAGAATTGTAGCATCGACTGACCCAATCACCCCACCATAGGACTCACACCATGACTAAGCCTAACTCGATGATGGTATTCACACTTAACAACAGTCACCCCTACGGTACTGGTTTCTATGCGCGCAGCATTACCGACAGTGCAGCATACGGTCAAACACCAACAGGTAAGCAACTTCTCTGCATCATGCAGCATTACCGCTCGTTAGGGTATGATGCCATCGCAATTGGTAACGGCTCGATGGATGCTCTAACCTACACCGATACACCTTCAGTCAACGTGTACGATAACACCAAACACAAGTACGTATAAGCCACAACACACCATACTATAGGACTCGCACAATCATGGTTAAGCTCACCTTTAAGAAAGTTAAAGTCCTGTTCAATCAAGAACTGTATCTAAACACAGACATAGCAGAACAAGTACCGTCAACACCGGGCATAGTGTTGGTCACGGTAGGGAACAGAGTCGAGGTATGCGATAGCTCCCTTGACCTACCCTCTCTAGTGTCACGCACAATCAACAGTCTGAGATACTGTATGGCTTATGAGCCTAGAGTTTTCATTGTCAGCACAGAAGACCAATCAGAATTGCATTCATCCCTCATCACTGATGGTGTAATGTCGCTAGTGCTACCACAGTCTGAGATTAAAAGACCGTAACCAACCAACCACACATAGGAACCCTAACAATTATGCAACCACTAACGACCCCAGCCACACAGATTATCGTAGACCGTGCCATCGAGGCGATAACCCGTACTAAACTGTCCTTCGAGGGGCAGATGGCGATTGACGATGCTGTCACCGAAATAGCTGAGCTGCGTGGATGGAGCAGGAAACAAGCCGCAACCATCCTGCACGTAATGGCTTGGCGCAACCAATAGTAACTGAACACCGACCAACCACAACCACACATAGGAAACTAAACCAATGACAACCACAAACGAATACGTTAACTACATCGACTCGCTGGAAGACTACGCTACTGCACAGAAGGACTTCACCATACACACAACCCTGTTCACATCCCTTCCAACGCCTACCAATGCCGCTCACCTAGCAACGCAGCAAGCACGACTAATCAACGCTTACAACGCCGTTAACGCGCGGCTAGCAGAGTTCAACCAACTGCTAAACAACTAACCACACCTAGCGGGGGGACTAAGCTAGGTCGGTACTCAGACTGCTCCACGCCAACAACAACAACAAGGAAACTCAAATGAACTTACTCAAGGTTACTATTCTAACTCTAATGATTGGAGCTACTGCCCTTCCCGCGATGTCTTGGTCACCCTGGCACCGGACAAGTGATAGAGAGAAGTATCGCAACTGTAGAACTTCAATCTACGGATGCCTACCAGAGAGAGTAACACCTACACCTAAGCCTACACCTAAACCTACACCTAAGCCTGCTGTTACACCTAAACCAGTACGCAAGTAGGCAAAGAACGACTAGCGGGGGGACTAAGCTAGTCAGCACCTTCTACACACAGGAACCAACAACACTATGACTAACCTAATTCCTCTTACAGCCTTGGCTATTGAAGTCTTCACTCCTCTACCAGACTACTCCACCTCTAGCACTACCTTCTATGATGGTGTCACATACGTCTACAACACAGCAACCCTGGAACAGATAGGGTTTATAGCAAAGTTACATCACGGTTTAGGTTACGCAGCATACACGCTTGACCGCCTGATAATCGATGCCCCTGTAGACACCTTCACATCTGCTATCAAATTGTTTAACGACTAACACACACACCTAGGAACCCTACAAGGCAACACGATAATGCTAATAGAACTCATTGACCCACAAGACGGAACGGATTGCGCGATGGCAGTCAAACAGATACAGGCATACAGCTTCAACGCTACAGGGTTAGACCCTTACACACTTGAAACCGACGCTAGTCCAGCAGTAGTGGACAGCATCCTCACATCAATGGGCATCACGTTCGCTGAAGTGGAGTACCAGGACAATGACTAAGAAAGTAATCACGGTTGTACCATCAGGTAACACCATCCCAAGAACGTTAGAGCTTCACGCTAAGTCGGTGTCATTCGGAATGCGAGAGGAGCAACGCGTCATGCAGGAGATAGCAACACGCTACCGTACTGGCGTAGTGAAAGGTACAACATACGAGGATAGAAGATTAGACATCGATTGCTACGTAGGGGATGTAGCGGTCAGCATCAAGTCACAACCCATCGCTATGAGTAGCGGTAACTTCGGCTTCGAGCTTGAAGTATTCGACAAAGATACAAAGGCATGGGAACAATCGTGGTACCACACCGGGCAAGCAACAGTCTATGTGATAGCAGTAGGGGATGACCTCTACCACATCCTAAAGTCTAAGCTCGTGGCATACGTAGATGTGTTTGGATGGGATAGTACAAATGAACTAAGTGCTAGGGTCAAGGCTACCCAGGTACACCACCAACACCTCAACTCTAGGTGCGGGCTAGTCCGTATCACCTCACTCCTCAAACATAACGTTGCTCGTTTCATGTAACAGATACGGGCTGGCGCGGCACGGATACCACACTACAACTAGCAGTGTGGTATTTTTCTTTCTCTCTCTCCCCTACTGCACGAGTTATGTAAAGTTATGTAACAATCCGGCACAACACCTCAAATCAATTACAATGGTTAGTATCTTACTCCGTCTTCCATCCCACCCCAACCCCAGCCCCCAAAGAACGATGCGGTACGGCAACCACGTGGTTGTGGAGTTGGGGAAACACATCTTCCGCTTTACTGTTCATCTCTACTACTGTGTCTCTATTAAATAATTAGTCTACGTGTTTATACGCTTGTGCTACTAGAACTGATAGTTATAATGGGGGTATACCCCGTAGAAGGAAGAGGTTAAATGATTCATCTCAACTACAACACACGCCGGATACAAGAGAAGGCTCTAAGAGGTTACTTAAAGCTCACTACTACACTACACATACCTCAGTGTAGGAGAGGAGTATACGCAGTCTTCTACAACGGCTACTGTTTAGGTGTCAACACAACACACGACATGAGAGAAGCGTTAGAGGTAAGAGAGGATACAGTAACTACTAACGTAGAGGTGTTGTTCAGGTACACAACTACACCAGTTGAGGGTGTTACTAATCAACGGAGATTAATAGAAGCAGGTATACTAAGATGTGTGTTAGGAACTGAGTACACACCATCACTGCGGACGTTGAGGATAGAGAGAACCAAAGAGGAAGCATCACTCTACAGACCATTGAGGGTAGAGAGAACAGAAGCAGAAACACTACGCTTCAAAGACCAACGCGCAACCATTAATCATACCTGAAGTTGTGTACTCCACTCCACTTTTCGTAGTGAAGCAGGATACATACAAGAGAGGCAACGAGCTTGTATGTAGACAATGAACACAGAAACAATAGGAGATGTATCATGACTGAAGATAAGAACGTAGATGTTAAGACTAGAGCTAAGGAAGCTGAGGCATACCGCCTACTCAATGAAGCCACGGCTAAAAGGTTTAAGGTGGACATGAAGGACTGCCCGTTTTAGTGTTAGAATAGTAAGAGTAATCTAGGATAACACATCATGTTTTGGATGAAGAGAAGAGAGAAGCTTGAAGAGAATATTAGATTAAGCTTCCTTAAGTTAGAAGAGGATGTGCTTGCTAACAGTACACCATACACTGATGATGATGCGGGTATACTGGCTAGGAAACAAGAAGCTGAACGGTTATTAAAAGAGGTAACATCATGGCTGTAGATAAAGATAAAGAGAAAGAGGTTGTACGTGTAGAGGGTGACACTGACAAGGTCGTGGTAATCCCAAACACCAACCCGCCTATTGTGGTAGTCCCTACCCCCAAGTCACATAGCACAACATACGAACACATCAGGAGGTACGAACAGCCATGCTGACAGCCATACTCGTTGGGTTGATGCTATCACACCATGCACCAACACCACCACCAACACCAACACCACCTATCGTTAAACCAACACCACCACCAGTACCACCTAAGCCTATCACTCCGCCTGTTGACCGACGTTCACCCTATGACCCAAGGTTTTAGTCATGTCCAAAGTATCACCAGAAACAGCACGTCATTACTACACGCACCGGACAGAGGAGAAGGCTGAAGAGTACCGCGCTACTCATGTTGAGAACCAACACCGCTCACGCGAGAAGGCTGATGAACTAGAGGATGCACGGACAGACAGAGAAGGGGCGCGAGAAGGTAAACCACACGGTAACGGACTACCCAAATGACACGGCTACTAACTAACGATGAGATACGCAAGCGCTATCTTCAGACGACGTTCGACAATGAAGTGTTGTTAGACCTACTAAGATTCCGAGGTAGCATTACTGAGTACGAAAGACAAGCTTGTTGGGTACTCCTGTCTGACCTGTGTTATAGCAGGGCAAAGGCACACTACAAGCAAACGCAAGCGACTGGTACGTACACACCTAACAGGTGCAGGAACTGGTTCGAGATGCCCCACACTTTGGATTTTTATGGGAACAGAGGGTATACCAAACACACTGATAGGATGATGCTACTGCTTGAGTTCCTTGAATCACGGTTAGACAAGAGCGTTGGATGGTGTATCGTAGCCTGGAAGAGGCGCTTTATGCAGTTCGAGGAGCTTCTCTATCTGCGTGGTCTAGGTATTCATATACCAGTAGAGCGCGTACAGTCTAAGGAAGTTAGGGGTTCTATCCTATTCGGTAGGCTGATACGTGTGTCAGGGGTCAGCTTTGAGCCAGTGTACAACCGTGTGCTACGTGCTTGGACAGAAGAGCAGGAGTTAATGGGAAACACCATCACACCTAGGAGACTGCAAGGTTTTGTGAAGAGATGGCAAGCATACGATATGATGATGAGAGTTACGAAGTACAGCAAATCATTTGAGGTTCTACATGAAGGCAACCAAGTTTAGTGAGCAGTCCTTTGTACCACATGGTTATGTCAGAGTACACTTCCTAGGTTTAGATAGGTGTAGCCCGGTCAGTTGGGCTACGTGGTTAATGGGTAAGCTGCATTCTTTTGATATGCGCTTTGTCCACTGTGCCTTGCAGACAGATACCTTCTTCATTCATGCTACCTATGATGGCATTGAGTTCTTAGATAAGTATGATTGGGGTGTTCTTAGTAACCATAGGAGTGTGTTCGTCGATGTCCCAGCATACGTTGTAGTACCTGATGAGTATAACCGCGTAACCTATGGTGCTGTGTATAGAGCAGGTCGTGGTTTACCGCGTGAGTTTGATGACATGACTTGTGTTAGTTTCGTGCTGGATATGTTGGGGTATGAGAACCTCAAGTTAATCGTCACACCCGTAGACTTGTACACATGGTTAGATGATTCCGATTTAATGTTTGACAGATTTGATAAGGGGTATTATGATGGGTTCAGTTACCTAAAAGATTAAACACATGAAGACTTGCACAACTTGCAACACCATTAAAGACATCAAAGACTTCTACCAGTACTGCCTTCAAGGTGTACCAGGTGCTGTGTTCGACACTTGCATCCCGTGTATCCTGAAGTATGACGGGTTCTATGATGCTTACAATGCAGAAGCAGAAGGTACACGGCATGGGTAAGTTCATCTGCCATAGTCCCTGCCCTGAGTGCGGGAGCAGGGACAATGTGTCAGTGTGGGATGATGGCGCAAAGTGTATGAGTTGTGCCTTCCAAACATTCGACACTGGTGTACTAGAGACGTTGGTTGAACACGCGGTGAAGTCAAGTAGCAAAGGAAAAGGTAAAGGAAACAGAATGACATATGAACCTGTTAACCTGAGAGCAATTGCTAAGGTGTGGAGAGGGATAACACCATCAACCTTTGCCAAGTATGGTGTTGGTTTGGATACAGATAACAACGTACACTTTCCATATTACCTAGAGGGGTTACACGTTGGGTCTAAGGTACGCAGTGGGGTAGCTAAAGAGTTTTGGTTTTCTGGTGAGTCTACTGGTGTGCAACTCTTTGGTATGCAAGCTGCGAATGGTGACCGACGTATCATCGTAACAGAAGGTGAGATAGACGCTCTCTCTGCTGCACAGATGACAGGCTACGCCGCTGTGTCTATTCCTTTCGGTGCTGACAGCGCAGCTAAGCACATCAAGCACACGCTACGGTGGCTAGAATCGTTCGGAGAGATTGTTCTATGCTTTGACATGGACACGCCCGGACGTGCCGCGCAAGAGTCGTGTGTTGCGCTACTAGACAAGACCAAAGTTAAGGTGATGGTGTTGCCGACAGGGTTCAAAGACCCTAACGATATGCTCAAAGCTGGAAAGGAACAGGAGTTTAAGACAGCATACTTTAGTGCGCAGTCCTTCACCCCTACTGGCATCATCAGCACCGAGGATGTTATCGAGCGGACAGTTTCATTCTTGATGGACAAGTCAGCACGTCACGGTAAGCCGACAGGGTATGATGGACTAGACAAACTGATAGGTGGGTGGAGAGCAGGAGAGGTAACAACCATTGTTGCGGGTACAGGCATTGGCAAGAGCAGCATCACTCGCGCTCTCTGCTACAAACAGATTATGTTGGGAGTAAAGACTTTGTATATCCCGTTGGAGGATATGCTAGAGCAGGCTACGTCTCGCTTCCTTGAGATGCACACGTCATCATCACTTGTTAAGTCCAATGACACACCTAACGAGGCGGTCATGCGCCAAGGTTTGTTTGAGGTGTTGGAGAACCTCACACTATTTGACCAGTCAGGCGCTATTAGTGTAGATGATTTAGTATCCTCCATTGGCTATGCCGTGCGCAAAGATGGCATCGAGTTCGTAGCGCTTGACCATATCAGCGCCATGACTAGCAACCGAGACACAGACGAGAGGAGAGCATTAGACAATGCTATCCAAGCGCTTAAGCTGAGGGTTGCCAAAGACCTTAAGTGTGCTGTGTTGGTTGTGTCTCACATATCCCGTGACTCGTCGGACAAAGAGGACAACAAGCCAACACTAGCACGGGTCAAAGGTGCATCATCCATCGCGCAATACTCTGATGCTGTGTTAGGATTAGAACGTGAGCGGAAGGAACAGTTGACTACATTCCGAACGCTAAAGGCTAGCAGATTATGGGGTGTGTTTGGAGAGTTCAGTGTTAAGTGGGATGAAGGAACCCAACAGTTCATCGAAGAAGTTGAGTTCGATACACAATTATTAGATGAGGGTCAAGCTCCACATGGTGAGGAAAGCAAGGGCACAGTTGGAGATGGTGCAGGGGAAGAGGTTCAGGAGTCCACACGAGCAAGAGGTTTGGAACACGAACCTACTGAGTGCGAAGGGGGTACTGTACGAAGCAGTCAAGACATCTTACATACTGAAGAAGACTTACAACCCAGACCTACTGCTACCCAACGGGATACTGGTGGAGTTGAAGGGGTTGCTATCGAAGGAGAACAGAACGACAATACTAGCAGCAAAAGACCAACACAAAAACTATCCCCTCGTGTTGCTCTTCCGCAGTAACGATAAGATTATCCGGTCGAAGAGTACCTATGGGATGTGGTGTGAGAGACATGACATACCCTATGCTATCGGTGTCACCATTCCACATGAATGGATAGACCCCACCAGTTCATACAAAAGTGTGCTAGAGTTATGGAAGTTAAACAAAAGGAGATGGCTATGAACAACGAAGAACTACTAGACTTCTTACAGCTTGTTCGACCTAGCACAACAGAGGAGAAGTCTAAACCACAGAAAAATTTGATGTGGTGTATTGAGGAGAACACTAACCTTGTCAAACTCCTCGATAACCAACAAGACGAGATTGATAAACTAACAATGGAGAAACACAATGATGCCACTTGAAAGTGTACTCGATAGCCTGTTGCGTTACGTTGGTCTTGTCCGTCTCAGTGAGCATATCTGGGAAACTGAGAAGTGCCACCAAGAGCACAGCAAAGCATTGAACAAGCTTTACTTTCAGAGTAGAGGTATCGAATTACTGCGAGAAGTGGAACAACTACAAGCCGATAAGATTGCTCACCTTGAGGCAGTCATCACTGAGGTTCGTGGTGTTGTGTCTCCCTCTTTAATTCCAATGACCACTGTGTCTGGTTTCGTACAACCTAACTAGAAACAAGAATGCACAACACCACACCTTGCGTAGTAGACATAGAAACATTCGACCTAACTGGTAAAAAGATATGGTGTTGTGGTTTCGCTACTGATGCTAGGTCGTGGTGTGTTGAATGGGATGACGCTAGCACACCCTCATACATTGAGGAGCTAGCTGAAACCTATACGCTTGTGTTCCATAACGCGAAGTTTGATGTTCGTATTTTGAGAGAGCATGATACCGATATTAAAGTAGGGTCATATTCCGATACGATGATTATGTCTTACGTTTGGAACACAAGGCGTTTAGGTGGGCACGGTCTAGAATCATGGGGTGACGAGCTTGGCTACCCTAAGATGGATTACAGGAAGGCGTGTATTGGCGCTGGACTACTAGACCCTAAATCACCACGCGGTGCTGAGCATCGCCTACCATATGACAACTTAAAGCGTGACTACTGTATCCGTGACTGTGAGGTTACGCTCAAGCTCTGGCACAAACTGATGTTCTTGTTCAGCGGAGACAGCAAAGCAACCAAGCTTCTGTTAGAGGTTGAACTCCCAATGATTGATGCAATTATTGAGATGGAAACCACCGGGTTCTACGTTGATAAGGTTGCCAGTCTTGGGATGTTGGACACACTGACCACAAGCTGCGACGACCTACGCGCAACGATGAAAGACATCATCCCATTTGTACCGGGTAAGGAAGTGATATACAAGTCTGGTTTTGTACGTCGAAAGATAGCCACAGTAGTAGAGCAGACAGGCACAACTAAAGACGGTAAGCCCAAGACCCGCAAAGTTGATACGTTCAACACAACGTATGACCACTGCACACTGATAGAATTCAATCCTAACAGTGGGGCGCAAGTAGCCAGCTCCCTCACATCATTGTATGGGTGGGTTCCAAGCAAGCTCACACCATCAGGGGCACCATGCACAGATGCAGACACACTAGGCAGTCTAACAGACTACCCGCTAGCCGTCGCTCTGTGCGAGTACAGCACCATTAACAAGATGCACGGTATGACTACTGGGTATCTAGAGTTCCTTGGAGAAGGCAGACGGTTGTTCTCGTCGTTCAACCAGTGCGTAACTAAGACGGGTAGGCTAAGTTCCAGTAACCCTAACGTGCAGAACATACCCGCTAATGGGGTGTGGGGTGACCGTATGCGTTCACTGTTCACCAGTCCGGGTGATGGTTGGAAGATGGTAGGTTGTGACCTATCTAACATTGAGGGTCGGGTGCTAGCCCATTACCTTAGTCTGGTGTGTAAAGAGAATCGTATGACTGACACGTTTGCTGCTGGGGTAGACTTTCATCAGGCAAACGCTGACGCTTGGGGACTACCAAGACAGCAGGCTAAGACTGGGTTGTATGCTCTACTGTATGGCGCGGGTGCCGCTAGTGTTGGTAAAGGTGATGCAGTTAAAGGACAGGCGATTATGGATAGCATCTATGAGGGGATGCCTGCAATCAAGACACTAAAGGAAATGGTGTGGAAGAGGTGTGCTGATAACAATGGTTTGATATATGATGCTTTCGGCAGGCGGTTGAACTACCCAGAGATTAACGAGTCGGGCGCTACTGAAGCCGCGCTACGTGTTGAGGACAGGGAAGGCAAGACCGTTAAACAGGTGGCTAAAGGGTTCATGGCTCAGGCTAAGAGACAAGTGTTCAACGCTCTGCTACAGGGGACAGCGGCATCTGTTCTAAAGAAGATTGTGTTACTGGTTGCACTGTACCAGGATGAGTACAACGCCCATCTGTGCGCTAACGTGCATGATGAAGCGCTATACTACACACCAGTGGGGCAGACTGAAGAGTTCGCGGCACGAGTAACTAAAACATTTAGCACCCCATTATTATCAAACTGCCCTATAATGGGAGTAGCAAAGATAGGAGATAACTGGCATGAAATCCACTAGGTTTAACATTAGCGATGCATTACGTGGTTCAGTTGAAGAGGTAGCGCGTAAGTCAATTGAGTTAGTTGACAACATCCCTTATGGTGTGTCAGACTCAAGAGAAGTTCTAGCCAAAATCGTGGCACAACTACCAGACGATGCTGAAGATTACCGAGATACGTTGCTCACAATTGCATCATTCTGTGTTACAATGGTAGCAATGGAAGACTTGAAAGAAGCAAACACTCACATAGCAAAAGGAAACACCAACAATGCTTAACATTAAACCTCCCTTCAAATGCGGCGAACCGGGTGAGATGAACGACGCGCAAGAGTACACCATTGAGGGGATTCTTGAGGATGTGTTTGAAGAGCGCCGCGCTCAACTACGCAAGTGGGGTGAGCAGACACATACCCCCGCTGAATGGTACACAATATTGGGTGAAGAGTTCGGGGAGATTGGTCATGCTATTAACGAGGGTGACCTTCCTAATTATCGTGAGGAGTTGGTTCAGACCGCCGCTGTTTGTATTGCTATGGTTGAGTCCATCGACCGTCAAAGTGCTAGAGGTTGGCTATGAGCAACTGTGCGTGTGGTGAGTTACAAGAAGATTGTGCATACCCAAACTGTGATTCAGGAGATAAAGAAAAGAAATGCCAAAAGATAAACCGCGTGTTACTATTGACACAGACAGCCCAAACAAGACAGCGATAATTAGAACACTTGTAGCAAAGGAAAAAGAAAGCAATGGTAACGACAACAAAAACCCTGAGTCAAAGAATTGAGTCTGCTCGTAAGACCTTCAAACCGATTATTAAAGACAGGGAGAACTCGTTCTTTAAGAACAAGTATGCTACTATCGACGCTGTAATAGATGCAATTCAATTGGCGCTATCTTCTGAAGGTGTTCGTATTTCCAGTATCCCTCAACTTAAAGATGGTGTGTTTGTTCTATCAGTTAGGTTGGTTAACATTGAGACTGAAGAGTTTGAAGAGTCCATCATGCCGTTGACAATGGGTAAACCTCAAGAGCAGGGCATCGCTATCACATACGCTCGTCGGTACGCTATCACATCAATGCTTAACTTGTGTACTGAGGATGACAATGACGGCAACCTACCCGCTGTAGCCGAAGTTAAGACCGAGCGCAAACGTGAGAGAGCTGCTCAACCAGTGGTCATGACATCAGAAGAAAGCTCTACCCCGTGGTAAGCCCGTACACTCCATATCTGTTCATTACAACATTCAAAAAGGAACCACACATAATGGAATACTCGAACGAAAACAAGGGCGCGCTGTTCACTCCTAAGTCTGACAATGCACCGTGTGACCTATCGGGCAAGGCGGACATCAACGGTGTTAACTTCTACGCTGACTACTGCAAGTCTAACGGTCGCTCTCGTGGTGTCCTGATTCTGAAGGGGAAGAAAAACCAGTACGCTGTCATGCTACGCCCATCAACCAAGGGCAAGGCTATCATGTTCGGTAACGTGTCCATTGATGGTGTTGACTGGATGGTGTCAGTTTTTCAGAACGAACCTAAGAGTGAACTGTCGCCTAAGTTGTCCCTGTCCTTCTTCCAAAAGACTGGGGTATCTGAAGTGGGAGCAGTCGATGCTAAAGATTCACCTTTTTAACTAAAATGGAAACTTGCCTCAATAGTTTTGATGAGGACGTAGCCATAGACGTTGGCTACGTCGTGGTTGAAAGAGCAGACCAAGTAGTCATACTAACGTATGGTGCTGTGTCAGTTGAGACGGCGGTTGATGATTACTCTTACGCTACTGGTATACTTGCAGATTGGTTTGCTGAGAGTTACACTGGGTTCGTTCAGACTAGCGCTATTGCTACACGTCTGAACATGCCCAAGACTCACACCTATATAAAGGGCGCAACAGTTATAGCTCTCGCGCCCTTCTACCACGTTGCCACAACTAGAACACTAGAGTATCTGTTAACGGAATGTATTAACCCATTTGTACTAGAGGTTGAACCACATGACTAAGTTAATTGCTGAGCTTGTTGGTAAAGATGTGGAGACCGAGACTAATGAAGCGGGTGGCTCACAGTCTAAACTATCGGCTAGGTTTGATTTGATTCCTGCTGTGCCGTTGTTTGCTGTAGCAGTTGTGCTAGGTGAGGGTGCTAAAAAGTATGGTATCGATAACTGGAAACTCATCTGTACCAATGACCATCTGTCTCACGCACTGGCTCACATCTTTGCTTACCTAGCGGGTGACCGTAGCGATAGCCATCTGTCACACGCAGTCTGCCGTGTTCTGTTTGCCGCATACACATCAACCAAGGAAGACGATGAATACAGCGATTGATTCCATACGCGCACTGTTAAACTCAGAGTCGATGTGTTCTGTGTTACCCACCCCCACAGTTAAAGGTCTAGCGAGTGACTACGGTAAACTTGTAGCCGCTTCAGCACTCAAACAATTCACTGACTACGAAAACGACATGAAGCACGGCGGGTTACGGTTGTCCTCTTTGGGTAAACCTGCTGTGCTACAGGCTATTGAACTCCCTGCTGTACGTGATGAGTTGATAGAGTGTGGTGTGTACCAAGAAGAGGGGGACGTAAGTTCTAGACTACGCGAGTTGTTTCATAGGGGTGACCAATACGAAGCGCTAGTTATGTTTGTGTTGCAACTGCACGGGTACAAGATAATCTCAACGCAAGAGACTGTATCGTTTATGGGAGTACCCGGTCATACAGACGCTATCATTGAGACACCGTCTGGCGACCAACTGCTAATCGAAGTAAAGACAATGAGTGACTATTACTATAATCAGTTCGTCAAGTATCAGAATGATGACAGAGGTTACATAACACAACTAGCCACCTATGCTTACTGCACATCCAAGACACCAGTGTGGGTATGCCTGAACAAGGGCAACCATGAAGTGGCTGTGATTGAACCAGTACCCGAACAACTAGACCGTGCGTTGGAGAGGGCTAGGGTTATCATCCCCATCCTAACCGACAAGATTAGTTGTGTTGACGACATATTCGATAACCTCAAAGCACCGCCCGGTGTGGAGGAGGTGTACCGCAAACACAAAACGGACAAGTTTCTGTTAGCGCAGTCAATCAAGTACAGCCCATACAGGAGTATGTTCTATGAGTTAGTCACAGAACCAAACGGTTACGGTAAGGACACTGAGTACATAATAGATATTAAATAGTGTTCTCAAACTCTACAGCCGTAATAGAAGATACGCATAGCACCTCCCCGTTGGTGTTAACCCCCGCATTACGGAGTTCAATCTTTAGTGTGAACGCATCCGCTGTGCCCGGTGTATATACGCCCATTAACATCGCTGTAACAAAAGTAGCACCACTTAAAAACACTTGACTAATGTCTGTGGTGCCTGCTACCACACGTATAATCGAACCAGTAACAGTTGGCAATACCTGGACACCCGCGATAACAAGAAACGATGTTGTAGCATTGCGTGGTGTGAGAGATGGTGATGTGTACGCTACCACAAACGTAACCAAGGAAGCTGTAGTAAACGATGTGTTCCACTGGAAGTTAGTAACCCTCTTAGCAACACTAGCGACATGACCGAACGCAGTAGATGCTAAGGTTGTGTCGTTAACTGTCTTTGCCGCTGTTGGGTACGTTGTGTTCTGTAGTGCCTTAAGTTCTGCACTGGTTAGGAAACCTCTCACACCTGCTGTTGTCTGTAGTTGTGTAGAGTTTGATGTCGTTGCGGGGGTTGGGGCTGTCGGTACGCCTGTTAGGGTTGGGCTAGCAAGCGGTGCGTACGTAGCAAGAGATGTGTTGATTACTGCATCAGCAGCTATATAAGCCGCAACCACAGATTGTATCTTGTCATACACAGCTTGACGTGTTGGGGCAAAGATAGTGTCTGTTGCCCATGCAATACCATACGCGCTGTTACTTGGTACACCAGTAACATCCCCAATAGACCCGATACCGAACGACTCATACTCAGCGGCACGTCGGGACACGCGGTTAATTTCACGGTTCCACACTGCACTGCTGAACCTCTCACCATACAACACAACGCTAGCAGGGTCAATAGGTGTACGCCGTCTAAGCTGCACGGTAGTCGTGCCGATTGACGAACCGTCATACCTCACTGACACCGCTGACAGTTTTGTAAAAGATGTGTTTGGTTGAACGACAGCACCAAACAGAATAACGAAGTCCTTAAGTAGTGTATCCGGGTCAAGGTTTGCCAGTGTGGTGTCGATAGTCCACCCTGTACCAGACCTTGATTGAATAATAGCAACAGTTAGAAAGCTCATTTTTTGAACGTCTCAATAAATAAATTAATCTTCTCTAAATCTTTCTCACGTTTGCGACGTTGCGATTGTGTCATCGCGCCGCGTTCAGTGAGCCATGTCTTGCTGTCTAGTCTACCAAGTTCAATCTCAGCGGCAAGGGCTTGGGTTGTGATGATGGTATCGGTAAGTTCCTTACGCCTAGGGTTACCCGGTTCCATCTCCTTTACTGCTTTCTCTAGCTTCTTGCTGTAGGTCTTCATGTCAGCCACCGCTTGCTTCAGCTTATCCTCAGTGAACCCCATACCTTTAACAGTGTCAACACTATTAACGGTTACACCTGTGAGGCGTAGTGCTGTCACTAAGGCGTTGTTTGTTAGGTCATCATTAGAAGCATCGTTGTCGCTACGCGCGGCACCTGCCCAGCTTGGCTTAGCTGCGCGTGTGATGTTGCCCCTTCCGTCCTTATCTTCCTTAACCCCAAACTGTTGTAGAGGGTTGAGCTTGTTGAGGTTGGACAAACTGGGTAGTGTGTTCTCAATCAGGTACTTAACCAGTGGCGCGTGTTTACCGGGTATAGGTATACCTACAAAAGATGTCTGCTCCGTGTCATCATTGACTAGAGACTTACCTGTTCTAGGGTCTTTGCGCGTGGCTATTGCGTACAGTGCTTTGATAGAGCCGTACCCCCCAGTCACTAGCCCATCAACGAAAGGTATGGTGTCACTCTTGGGACTCACTTGTTTAAGGTCTTCGTTGTACGAGCCGGGGAACAATCCAAACATCTGACCCAAACCGTTAGCGCCGTCTTCAAAGGAGTTAAGCGCGTCGGCTATAGGGTCGAACGATGTGAACGGCACATGAACAAACTTGTTAGGGTCACCGGATGGGTGCTTAGAGTAGATGTGCCCCTGTCCCTGTTGGTAGTCTTGGAACCCACCTACTGGTGCTTCTTCCCCTGCTTCCCTCACGTCTTGGTTCATCAAACTGTTGATACGTTGGTACGCCATGTACTGTCTGGGGTTTCTCAATACGTGTCGCACCACAGCAGGGGCGTTGCGTGACATATAAGTCCAGAACGGTATGTAGTTCTTGGACAGTAACCTGTCACCTAAACCTGTATTGCTGTAGTCAAAGAAGTAATCCGAGGCATGGGTAACAGCTTCATCAATGTCTGTGAAGTTAACCCGCCTCGTTGCTGTGACGAACTGACCGATTGCATTAAGCCCACCGTCTCTCATCACTGAGCGGTAGTGTGCAAGCTTAGCCATCTGTTCAAGCTGTGAACCTACAGACATCAGGTATCCCGACGCTTCATCTGTCATACGTTCAGCTAACTCAGCACCGTACTGCACAGCATCCCATCTGAGAGAACCGTTACGGATTACAGGGAGTATGCCGCGCCCTTGGATGACAGTACCCCAGTACCCGATTGCTCGTGCCGCATTTCGCGGGTCTAGTGCGTTGAACATCTCGCTAGACTTCTTAGCAATCTCCCCTACAATAGGTGCTGTAGGGGTGGAGATGGCACCACGCTTTACTAACTCAGCCATCAACTCACGCTCTGTAAACTGCCCACCACCGTACACTTTTTTAGTGTTGTCTAGCGCCTCGAACCCTAGCTTCTTGTACTTGATGTAGTCAGCCATAGCGGGTATGATGTTTGCTAGGTTCGTACCAGACATAGCCGAACTGATGAACAACTGGTACACCTGTCTACCTACAAACCCAGTGGTAGCTAGCGCCTGTTTCTTAAACATCCTGTTAGCGTACTGCCATACAGCCGCAAGTGTAGACAACTGTGCCGGGTCAGTGGCTACCTCAAGTATACCCGTATACATATTTGCCACCATTGGGTTGATGTAGATGTCTTCAGCGCCCGGTATGTTCGCGATACCATAGTTCTTGTATACTTCAGGACTGAACTTCACATACTTACCATACAGTTCTGGTTGTGCATTCTTAGCCGCTGCGCTAACACCCCATCCTGTCTCGATAGCATTAGCAAACATAGCCTGAGACATAGCAGACTTACCCATCAACGTCTTGAGTTGGTCAGTGATGACACGGTATGCCAGACGGGGGTCAGTAACTAGCAACTCGTCAATGCCCTTGTATGGTAGTTTGTATCGCTTGACCATGTAGTTGTATAGTGTCTCATTCTGCATGGGGAGTTTGCCCAACACACCACTATCTACTAGAGCATCTAGCGTACTGTCTGTTAGTGTGTTCAGTTCTGTAATCAGTGTTCGTTCATTGGTCAGCAACTTCGATAGTTTCTCTGTTGCCTCGTCACTGATAGACTTGAGTGTTGCTTGCGCCTCAAACAGTGCTACCTCTGTGTCCCCTACTGTACCCAGTTCTTTCTGCCATGATGTAATGCGACTGTTTAGTTTAGTAGACTCACCCGCTAGTTCATCACGCATACGCTGGATGGACTTCATGTTATTAGTTAGAGTGTTGACCTCGTTGGGTTGTGCTTCCTTCAGTGCTGACTTGATGAATGTAAGCGCGTTGTCCGCCTCTACTAACTTTGCCTTGAGTTCTACCGACTTAGCAATTGCTTCAGGTAGGTCAACATCACGCGCCTTGATGATACGGTCAAGCGTCTTCTGTTTAGTGCGTACTGTGTTGCGTAGCTGCTTTGCTGAGCGGTCACCCTCAACGAACCCGAACGCCGACGCGAGAATCAGTTCGTCGTTAACCAGATACTCATGAGTTTTTCTAGACTGCTGAAACGCCGCGCCTAAACCCTTGGCACTAGACTCAAGGTAGCCCCCGTAGGCATCGGCTTTTTCTCTACCTAACCTGAACCTAGCATCGGCAGACAACACACGGTTCATGTAGCCCATGTCTTGGAGTGCAGCTACATCCACACCCGCATTGTTAGCGAATGCCCATAAGTCATCATAGGCATCTGTGACGTTGGCTACTGGTGCGCGTAGAAGCTCTGCGCTTTCACGGGGTATACCGAACGACTCAGATAGTTCATAGAACTTCTCTAGTCTGTGTTCAAGAATACGTTTACCGTTGTCCCCAGATTGTGTCATTCGCATGATACGGTCATGCTGAGACACCTGAACAGCATCACCCCACAGTCTACCAATGTCGGACTGACTAAGGTCTAGGTTGTTGTTCTTTAGGACTAGAACGAACTCTCCATATGCGTTGTCGATAACCTCAGCAGAACCCATCTTAGCCAACACTTCATTAACTGTGCCAGCATAGTAAGGCATGGTTTCCCATAGGTTCTCACCCTTCGCCTTAGCGTTGGTCAGTATGTTGCGTACCTGCTTAACCTGAGATTTGTCACTCAAGAAACTAGGGAACATCCTAGCCATCCACTGCTGGAAGTTCTTAGCACCATCACCGGGTCTAAGGTGTACCTTCGCAGCCATCTCAGACTCCCAACTGTTGCGCCTGATAACCTCAGACAGCATCTCTTGTGTTTCAACAGTACCCGCGAACCTGTTCAGGTCTACCTCAGATGCTAGAGCAATACGTTTCATCAGTTCAAAGTTAACCCGAACTGCATCAGGAATTTCAAGCTCTGACACATCCACCTTAGTGATTACTGGTGGTACTGTTGGTTCAAACGAACACTCAATCTTTTTCATAAACAGCCGGGGTACTCTGTAATATCGATAGCGTCAATCGTGACAGTGTATTCTTTAGCGCCTTCGCTCAATCTACGCTCTGCATCTAATCTCTTCTGTGCTGTAACTGTAGCTTCTAGTGCATCGTCTGCTTCTAACATACGGGTGATAGCGTTGTCCGCTTTGTCTAGTGACCCCTCAACCAGTTCATCAGAACGTGAGAGTAGGTCAGCACCTAGTGCAACCTTAGCGTCTAGTGCCGCAACCGTAGACGTAACATCTAGCGTGATGCCTTGATGGTACAGCGCTTGGTTCATAGCACCCGCAGCTTGTTCTAGTTGTGAACCTGTACCGACTTTCGTCTTAGCTAACTCCGTCACCTTGTCAGTCTTGAACACAACTAATGTGTCACCTTCATCTGTCGTGTGTTTGATAGAATCAAAGCCTAGGTTCTCAAGTCTAGTCTGAACGTTTAACTCAAACTGTCTGAACATATCTTCAGGCATAGTCTCAGTGGGGTTAACCTTAGCGTACGAAGCGGACAGCTTGTTCCATTGGTCTGCAACCTTAGACTTAATTTGTGTACCGTCTTTCATCTTCTTAGTTACAGACAGCCTACGCTTGAATGACTTGATAACTTCCTCGTCAAAGCCAGCTTCCACCGCAGCTTGTGTAAACAAACTCTTAATTTCTGGGGTGCTGTCTAGGTTAGCGTCTAGTGTCTTGGTTACGTTGGGGACTACCTCTCTCACAACACCTATCTCATCTATAGGTGTGTTGTTTAGTGGCACGTTATCTGTGAGCCTAGCCTTAGCTGCATCTGTCGCACGTTCAGGGTTAGTGTGGAAGTAACTACCCAAGCCTAGAGGATTCCGCGTTGGCATCGTGTCAACAGCAGACGGTAGTTGTGGTGTGTCAAACTTCGTACCGTGGTAGAAGGACGAGACATCCCCACCTGCGTATGCGTAACCTGTCTTCAGTGCGCTGTCTGCAATCTCTGCTGTGTTTGCTGCGATGTCATCATTCAGTTTCCTAAGGTCGCCTATAGACTCGCTGATACCCTTTAGTTTATTGGTTGCATTCTCCATAGACTGCACGAGTTTAGACTTCTGAGCGGGTATGGGTACATCCCTAACAACGTCTTCGGGTTGTAGGGCGTTTACCGCTATCTTGGGAGTGTTAGGGGTTGCGGTGGGTAGTGGTACGTCTCTAACAAGGTCGTCTGCTTGTAGTGTGTTTACAAACTTAGCCGCGTCACGCTTCTGTTTTTTGATGTCTCGTTGGTTTCTCTTACTCCCTGTTGGGGCAGGTGTCTCTTGCTTCCACACCTGAATGCGTTGCAGAAGGTCATCTTCATCTGTGTACTTAAGACCAAACTCATCAGCTTGTCTTAGATAGTCAGCTTCCCATTCACCCGTGGCTTTGAGAGCGTCTATCCTGGGAGTGTTAGCAGTTACCTTCTTAGGTGTTTCGTCAACACCACCTAACGCTGGCTTCTTCTTAACACCAAACACTTCTCCTATCTCACCCTTGCCGTAGTCCAGAGCAACCAGAGATTCAATGTTGCGCTTAATCACTGCCTCTTCAGCAAGCCTAGCCGCTAATACCTTAGAGTCTGGTACACCTAATTCTATTAGGGACTGCTCATACAGCGCCGCGCGTTGAAGGTCAGCCTCAACGATAGACTTAGCGGCACCTTTAAGGTTAGTCTCCATACCAGACAGAGCCGTCTCTACTTGCTCGTCTATAGCGTTGATGTCGATGCCGAACTCATCAGCCGTCGTTAATGGTTTGACTACACCTAGCACACGCTCATTGAGTAGACCCTTATCATACGAACCTACGTCCAGCGCAGCGGGTTCAACACGAGGCATCGTGTCAAGCTTAGCCATGTCTGCATCAATGGCTTTGCTAAGTAATACTGATTCTGCTGTGTACGAACGGGCGCGTGTCATCTCTTCAGCAAGAGCAATCTCTGTCTGCTGTACAACCGCCGCTTGTTGTTTTGCCGCTTGCGTGGTGGGCTTCTTGCTGTCTGGGAGTGTTGCCTCAAACTGTTTGTATGGTTTAGTGCCTAGCGCCTGTCTAGCGTACAACTGTTCAAGCTCACTCTCTATATCTTGGGCACGAACGTCAAGGTCTGCTAGGGTGTCAGCATCAACGTCTGGGTCTAGTTCGTTCGCCTGTTCGTAGAGAGAGTTAAGCTCACCCTCTAAATCTGCTACTCTGTTATCTTCAACCAGCGGAGCTACGTTAGGGGTAGAAGGCGCGGCTACCTCGTCTGGTATGCGGTTAATCACAACAGACTCTTGTGCCGCTCCTGACGCTGCTACGGCTTGCTTAGTTTCAACACGCACAACCCCAGTCTTAGCGTACTGCTTAAGCTTATTGACATCAAGCGGGTGCCCTACGTTGGCGTAGATGCTACCATGTACTAACCGTAGGTCGTCTAGTTCGTCACTGGTTATCTTACTTCTACCCTTATGGTGTCCTAAGAACCTAGCAAGCTCTGATAGGTCACTGGTGGTACGTTGAACGAACTCAGCCGTGGATGTGTACACAGCATCACCCGGCTTGAGGTTTTTGATTGACTCATACAGCAGTGATGGGGCAGTAGCGGGTGCGAACGTATCCATAGGGATGACAGGTATCGCGTCATCAACAAGCTTAGCGTTCAGCGGTTCATCTACCGCAGTCACACCCGCAGATACTACACGCTGTGCTTCTGCTATCTCTTTTTGAATCAGAGCCACTTGCTCTTGCAGTAGCGGTTTTTTATTGTAGTTAGGTTTCGCTCTTACCCCGTCTTCTCGAATACGCAACCGTGTGATTGCGCGTTCTGCTTCTTCAACAGCGTCGCTACCCTTCTTGATTACACCCGTCTCAGGGTTAACTACGATAGCCTTTACTCGTTCAGCTTCCGCTAGGATAGCAGGACTAGCTGCGGGGTCACGTAACAGACGTGCTGAAGCGTCACTTATCTCCCCCGCTTCTACTTCCTTGCTAATAACTTTAAGCGATGCTACCATTGGGGAATCAACTGGTTCACCACGCGCCGCCCTTGCAGCTAGCACCTGCGCTAAGTTACTTGACGGTTTGGTTGATACAACCTTACCAGTAGATTTTGGAGGTGTTGACAAAGACGGGGGTGACTGTGTTAGTGTTGTGTTATCAGGAAACTGCTCGTCAATTAAATCTGCTATACGTTCGGACTGCTCACCATTTGCAGCATTGAACTTAGCAAGCTCTTCCGGTGTTTGGTACTTGTTACCAACACGGTCAGCTTCATTAAACAAGTCATCTAAAGGATTAACCGACAATGAAGAATCTACTGGTAAATTTGGCGGTGGTGTTTGTTGTGTTACATTCGGTTGCCCCTGTAGCAAAGGGCTACTACCGGGTACTACAGGGTCTACCTTTCCAGGAGGTTCAGGTATTCCCGTCGAAGACAACCCCGTATACTGAGGAAGAGGAGCCTGTTGACGAGCGCCAGTGCCGCTACTGCTAGGGTCAATGGCTTTAGGTAGTAACTCTGGTAGAGTTATGGGGACTTCGTAGTCTTTAAGTTGCAGGTCTGGTAGGGGTGCATCTGGTTCTAGTTTGGGTAGCGCAATCCCTTGTAGTGGTGTACCTACAGCACCTTTAGGGTACAGTTGTTCTAGTTTTGTGCCCATTAACTCCACACCTTTCTCACCTTTAGGTAGCAAATCTGGGAGCTTGCTAGCGTTAGTCAGTGGGTTAGGGTCTAAGTCAAGCATAGGCTTGTTGCGGAACAGTTGAGGAACCACCTGACCTAGTAGTTCTTCTCCAAACACAACCTGCGGTACTGCTGTAGGTCTTCGCGATGCAATGTTAAACACCTTAGACCCACCGTCTTTCACTATAGACTGTAGTTCTGGTAGAGGTGGGAGTAGGTTAACCTTCCCCCTAAGCTCAGGCAAAGGTGGTGTAGGTTGTAGTGATGTGATACGGGGGCGTAGGTCGCTTAGCACCTTCTTATCTGTGAGCGGTGGTAGCGCAACACCTAACAAAGGGGTGCCATCTTTTACTGGTTCACTGAACTTAGACTCTAGTTTGGGTAACGGTACAGCCTCACCTAGTTTAGCAAACTCATTGTTACGGATGATTGAAGCCGCAACTTCAGCGGACGTGCTAGTCCTAACACTTCTAACATCAGTACCCGAACCACTTGGTTTGATAGGCTTGGTAGGTGTTGGTATTTGTACTGGTACTGGTGGAGTACCCTTTGGGTTTTTACGCGCTTCTACACGTGCTTTAGTTGCAGCTTTCCGCGCTGACTTTAGAATCTCTTCAGTTGTCTTGGGTCTAACGATGTCAATCAGTGGGTTATCTAAACCCTTGATTGCTGAGCGCATTACCTCACTGGCTCTTGACGGGCGCAAAGACTTTATCGCTGTGTCTTTGGCAGTCTTCACTGCTCCTTTGCGTAAACCAGAGACAGCGGCTTTGCGTAGCGCGTTGAACGGGTTAACATCTGTTATGACCTCTAACGCCATACCACCAGCAAACGCACCCCAGAAATCGCCACCCTTTTTATCTTTACCCGTAACGTTCAGTGGGCTACCGGGGTCAACAAAACTAAATGACTTACCCCCAAGACCTTGCCCAAGACCATTCCATTGCCACGGCTCACCTTTCTTTGCTCTCTCTTGGTTTAGTCTGATGTCTTGGATAGTACCCCTAACGACAGCGTTTCCTCCGAGCAGGTTGTCCATACCGTAGTTCAGCGCACCGACTAAACCAGTACCGTAATCCCCGAACGTAGCTTTACCAAGGTTTGTACGTTCGTTAGTAGGAGCTAACCCCTGAAGCACGGCACTCTCGTTAGGAGCTAGCGGTCGCTTATCAAAGTCAAACGCACCTTTCAAACCTTTATTGTAGGTTTCCTTCTTGCGCGGACTGAAGTCACCACTGGCTAGCTTCTTAGCATCTGCTACTGTATCTTCAACAGCGGCAGAACCCAACCTCCCAACGAAACCCGCTAGACCACCTAGTTGTTCTAGTACGTTCCAACCACCCTTCTTACCACCCCCTAACGCGCCCGGTGTACCGTCCACAACGTTCTGCGTAGGGTCAATGTTAAACCCCCTGTCATTCAGCTTCTTCTTC